TGGGCAAGCAGTTTGACCACGGAGAATAAAGAACTGATGAGTAATTCAGGTATTTGGCAGACGAAATATGATGACACGGCAGATTTCTTTAACGTGATCAAGAAACGATTTTCATTGCGGTTGAAGGCAGTCCAGAATCTATTACCTATCGACTTTACGCAGATGTTTGAGCTTGAAGTACTCGTCAACAGAGGTCTAGGCACTGTAGACTGGCATTCAGAGAAAGTTAACAGAACAGTACCTAATCTCTGTAACATAGAGCACAATACTGTGTACACGCATGCGCTACATATCTTTAAAGCCGTCAGAGGTATGGGTAGTAGGCCTAGGAAGACATACTGGGACAGTTACTGGTCTAGCAGAAATCAGTGGGCACCTACTGGAGCTTACCATTCACAGTACGAGGAAGACATGGAGTTCAGGTCTGAATCTCGTGAAATGCGTAACAAGCTATTTTCGTTAAATGCTATGCCAGAATATGATATAGATCACTTCCTGTCACGCCATCCTAGCACTGTAGCTTGGCCATCTGTTAAATACGAATGGGGAAAGCAGAGGGCTATTTACGGTGTAGATGCTACCAATTTTATTATCTCTGGGTTTGCAATGATAGGTTGTGAGCATGTGATATCACCTTTATTCCCCATAGGTCCCACAGCTACGGCCAGTAATGTAACTAAAACAGTCTCTGAAGTGCTCAAGAATGGTGTACCTTATTGTTTTGATTTTGAAGATTTCAACTCTCAACATTCTATCTCTAGTATGCAGGCAGTACTAGAAGCGTATTGGACAATATACAGACAAGACTTTTCTGACGATCAAACTAAGGCAATGGCCTGGTTGATCAAATCGCTGGAAGATTGTACTATAAAAGCTGCAGCAGGTGACTACAAAGTGGCTGGCACACTGTTATCTGGTTGGCGGCTTACTACATTCATGAATACAATTTTAAATGCTGTATATACTAAAGAGGCCTTGGGGGGTATAAGTATAGCCACTACTCATAATGGGGATGATGTATTGGCCGGAGTGAAAACTATAGCCCAAGTGCAGACATTACAGCGTGGAGCAAAACGTCTAAATATACGTTTCCAGAAAAGCAAATGCTATCTGGGTGCAATAGCGGAATTTCTTCGTGTAGATCACAAGACAGGAAATGGCACTCAATACTTAGCGCGCGGTGTTTCCACATTCGTACATGGACCAACTGAGTCAACTACACCTAATGATCTGCAGGCGGTCGTTAAATCCATTTCTACGCGCAAGCGTGAATTAATTGAGCGAAATGCCAACCCACACACAGTAAACGATCTAGTCTTATTACAATTAGAACATGTAGCTAAGATATGGCGTACGACTAAGACTGACTTAATAAAAATAAATAATACACACGTGTCTTTAGGTGGAGTAACTGAATATATTTCAGAGACGACCTTGAGACATCGAATCGAAAGAACTACTCTCAGACGAGTAGAAGACAAAAAACTGGAGGCAGATAGAAAAAAGCCTCTGCCGGGTTTACACGCATATGCGCGTAAACTCACACAAAAACTAATTGACCCACAATATTATGGGAAGATAGTTGAAGCAGGTAAACAGACCATTTTTAGTAGTGCTGAAGATGCTCGGTTCGGGGTAGAGATACATGATATCTTACCTGACCAGCAAATTCGTCTAAATGCACAACAATATGGTATGTTGAAGACTGAACAACCTGGAGTCAAAATAACAATGGCAAAGGCATTTAATCTGCCTCTAATTGCCATTAATGCTGA